CTCGGCTCGGCCTAAATCGCCATAGATTGAGCGGCCCCTCCCTTCGGGCCGTCAGCCGTTACCATATCCGAGAGCGTTGTCCGATTGCTCCGTCGTTGGCACCGTTGCCGCGTTGACGATTGCAGCGCATGTGTGCCGCCGCTATGTTGTTGAGGTCGAGCTCAAGCTCTGGAGCCTGTGAGAACGGTCTCAAGTGGTCGGGCTCCCACGATAAGGGAGCACTCGACGGCTTTATTGAGTAGTCGATGCGCTCGCCGCAAATGTGACACGGTGCGCGGTTGTGCCTGTCGCGGTCCCATGCCATTTTCCGAATGTACGGCCAGCGGTTCGAACGCTCGCTCATAGTGTCACCTCGAAGCGTGACGCTTCGGGGAATTGATTGCGGATGTACTCGCCGACTGCGCCCTTCGTAAAAGTTTCATCGCTCGTGCTTAAATAGTCGGGATCATCCGGGACAACGTCGAGGTCGTAAACCTTCACGTCGTCGTGTTGCTTGTAGGGTATGCCGTTCATGTTCCCGTAAATGCTCCGCATCTGTGGAGACGAACACGAGAGAACTGTCGGCACGAGAGCCTTGTCGAATATCATCGGCATGTGTACCTCAAAATTGACTTCGGTCTTGCCCTTGATCTTGAGCTCTTCCCTCGCCTTGACTAATGTGCGCCCGTAGTGATTAAGCCACGGGAACACCTCGCGGAGCTCTTCGATTCTCCATGTGAGCGTCTTGTCGGCGAAGTTTACGAACTTGCCGCGCTGTTGCTTCATGACGAAAAAATCATCATTAAACAAAAAGAACTCGGGCGACAGCTCGGGCTCTTGTGCGATTCGTAACATACTGGAGCGGATGCGCTCCCACTTATTCCCGCCGCCCTGTTGGTGGCGGATTGCCCTGTCGGGTGTGAACCCGTCGGGGATGTGCCCCACAAACCATACGAGGCGGTGGGGGAGGTTCTTCTCGATCGAGCGCAGCGAATATCGCAGCTCATCGGTCTTGATGTTGTCGCCTAATATATAAACGACGTCGTTATTTTTCGGCATGGCTTAACCCTCCAATAGAAAAGCCCCGCGATTTTGGGACCTGCGGGGCTTATAGGGAAGACTTAACGGCGATGTGATGATGCTCAAAAGCCATTAAATCATTTTCAAAATACCATAAAATAAACTATCATTTACTCTCAAAAACTCTCATTTACTATCAATTTTTATAAATTGAGGAATATCTCACAACGTCCGGGGTGTTCTGGCTCGGGTTCTGTAATTTTGACGGGCTTGTCAGTGAGCGGGATGTTGATGCTCGTCTCGCCATAGAACGCGAGGATCTTCGCAACGACTTCGAGCTTCGGCGAGCGTCTTAAATGTGCGTAGTCGTATATAGTTTTGCGATCGAGCCCGACGGCTTGCGCTAACTTGACGGCGCTCTCGGCGCGTGGTCCTCCCGTCTTCCCGGTCTCGAGCTTCTTTTGAAGGTACTCGGCGAACCATACCGACGCAGCGATCGAACTCGCTGAGGGTGTGACGTTCTTGTTCATGTGTCCGCCTCCCTTATCTTCGTCTTGAGCATCTTCACGACTTCCTCGTGGACTTCCTTTGAGCATAATGTCCCGACGACTGACAGTGTCAGATTATAGGCCATTTCTTCCACGCACTCGTCGAGATTGTCCTCGCGTTCGGGTATGACTTCGCGGTCGTTCCTTGCGTCGCTTTTTATTATATGGATAAGTTCGCGCTGGGCGCTTGTTAAGGCTTCAACCTCATTGTCGTCGAGGTTGTGCTCGATGTCGTGCTTGATTATGTGCTCGAGCGTGTCTAACACTTCCAATATTGTCATTTTTTCACCTCCCATAGATTCCGATAAATGCCGACGCACTCCAGTGCTCGGCGATCACCCTCCGAAGTGCCGCGTCGAAGTCGGGCGGGTTGTCGTCTCTCTCGATGAGTGCGATCTCCGCCCTCATAAAGTCGTTGAGCTTCTTCTTCGTGAGCGTGTGCGTTAAGCTCTCGGGGTTGTCGGAGTGCTTGAGGATTGCAACCTCGGCGACGTGGTAAAACCTCGGGGCGATCTTGAAGCACTCGAGCAAAAAAAGCTCATCCTCGCCGTACTGGATGCCCTCGGGGAAGCGGATGCGGTTCTCGTCGAGGAATGACTTGCGGATCATTTTGCCCCAGACTGTCGTCCACTTTTGGGGCATATCTCCGCGTGTGAAGTAATAGAACCCCCTGCGGTTCGTGAACTTCGCCACGGGCGCGGCGTTTCCGTATACTCTCATGTGATTAAACATCACGACGGGCGTCTGGATGTCCTCGTCGATGTGCCTGAGCATGAACGGGATCGCGTGAGGTGCGAGCTCATCGTCAGCATCTAAAAAGGTGACAAACTCACCGAAGGCGAGGCTTAGCCCGTGATTGCGGGCCATAGCCACGCCCCAGTTTGTTTTATGCTCCGTGTATCTCACTCCCACAAGGTCGATATAAGGCGCCAGTGCCTCGCGTGTCTTGTCCGTGCTCCCGTCGTCGATTATTATGACCTCAACGCGATCACAAACCTCGGGCCATTCCTTCGAGTTGACGATGCTGTCGAGACAGCGGGCAATATATGGCGCCGCGTTATATACCGGGATGATAATGCTCAATTTAGTCATGATTCGAACCTCCCATTATGTTTTTTATAAAGTCTTCTCTCGGGACCGCGTAGGTCTTGAATGTTCCGCACTTTTCGCAGCTCAATCGGAGCATCTGGGCGTTTTCTCTCGCTTCCTCCCATGTCGTCCAATGGTAAAACATTCCACAAGTCGGGCACTTTTGGGAAATATCTGACAGTGATTTATTAACTTCAATCATAAGCGCCTCCCATTCGCCCACGGCCTCCCGAACTCGTCGAAGGTGATGCGGTTCGGCTGCGGTGTGTCGTATGATCTGGAGCCGATAACCTTCGAAGCGCTCTCAATCGCATCTAATTCGATGAGAGCATTGTGCGCCAGTTTCATCGCCTCGATTTGTTCCTTGCTCGGAGCATCGTACTCGTCACCGCTCAAAAAGACTTTTATGTGCTGTGCCGCTTCCTTGTTAGTCATAAAATCGTGTCCTCCCATTTTTCAAACTGTTCGCGGTTAATTAAATAAGCCTTGCCTTCCTCGACGAACGGCGTCGCGACTATCTTGTATTTGTTCTCAAACGCTTTTTTTATAAATTCGGCGTTTTTCGGGTTGCACACAATCGCATAAGGTCGGAGCGCAATGTCAACACGCGCGACGGCTTCGCGAAGTTCCTCAGCTGTAAAGTTAGTTTGAACGGTGGCATTTGTGCGGAACTCATGAGCACACTCGGGACAAGCATAATAAACCCCGTCGGCGTCGCTCATTTTTACAAGGTGATCCAGAACCTCGAGCGCCTTGATCGCCATGTTGTACGCTTCGAGATGTTCTCCCGGTATTGCCGCCATTTCGAAGTCGCTCGTGATATTCTCGATTGCTTCCTTGTTAGTCATTTTTTAGTGCCTCCGCTAATATTCGAGTTATTTCCGTGAGTTCTTTCAATATCGGAGTAAAAGCATCATCGAGAGCGTCGATAAATTTATAAAACGAGTAGGCGAGGCCGTTCTGTATCTTGTGATATGTCCGCCAGTAGTCCCAGCCGTTCGCTTTAAGTTCCTTCCGTAATGCTGAATACTTGAGCCCCGTGACTTGGTGAAGGTTCTCGATGTCTCGGTTCCTACTCATTCGCATCACCTCCGAACCATTCCATAATCGATTGACTGATAATAAACCACGCGTCTTGAACTTGCTCGGTGATATAATCTTCGTCTTCGAGGCGATTCCACAAAAACGTCGTTAAGTCTTGCGCTCGTCTTGCGTTCTGGATCTCGTCGGCTTTAGCCTGCGCCAGCCCGTCCGCATATCCTTTTTTGTATTGATCGCGGTCGTATGCGAGAGCCTTGCGGAGCTCAAACTTGTCAACCTTGAAGCCGTAACGCTGGACCACTTCGACAGCCTTGTCCGTGATGCTTGTCTCAAGCGGCTCCATAATGAGCTCGATCGGTGACTGATAGCCGACGACGTTCGTGAGTTTTTCCTTCCACTCTTCGACGTTGTTGATCTTGAAGTCTTCCGCCATAACTCGCCCCCCTTAAATCTCAAAAGGAAGCTCACCGACGGGAGCATCCTGAGCGGGTTCGGGTATCGGTTCGGGTGCGGGAGCTGGGGCGGGCTGTGTGCTCTGTGCTGATTCCACAAACTCAGCGCCGTCAATTACGACTTCGGTAATAAAGCGACGTGTTCCGTCGTTGTCGTCGTAGCTTCTCGTCTGGATTGAACCAGTGACGCCGATGCGGTTCCCCTTGTGAAAATACTTCTGTATGAAGTTCGCAGTCTCACGCCACGCGACGCAGTTGATAAAATCGGCTTCGCGCTGTCCGTTCGCGTTCTTAAATGGGCGATCACACGCGATCGTAATATTGCAAAACTGCGTTTGATTCTGTGTGAGCTTGAGTTCGGGCTCTTTTGTGAGCCTTCCGACTAATTCGACTTTGTTCATGTTGTAAACCTCCGTTTAATAAAATTTCAGTATGTCCGCCATTTTTTCGAGCATCTTCAAATGATTCCGATATACTTGCGCGGGACTAATGTGCTCGAGTTTGGCAATGTCTTCCCAGCGTAGGCGGTTGATATATCTATCCGTCGCCAGTGCCGACAGCTCGGGATCGTCGAGCTGAGAGATCGCGCTCCGTGTCTTCGCCATTTCGGAAACGAGGCGGCGCTCTTCCTTCTCCACTTTTGCCTTTTGTGCCGAGAAGTCGAGAAGTGCGTCCTCGTGCCTTCCCCGTGACTTGTCGGGATCGTGGCACTCGCTTCCGTCGCTCTCATACCGGGCGACGCCAGACTGGAGCCTGTTGCTCATGATCTCGAGCATCCGCCTGTCGGCGTCGAGTTGCTTGTGCTCGTTAAAATTGCGGTTGAGCCATTCCTTCGCCCTTTTACATTTCTGTTTCATTGCTCCAGTTCCTCCACCCGCACGAAGATCGTCGCCTTTTCCGCGTAATACTTCCGAACTTGAAGGCTCGCGACCTGTGCGTCGTCTTCCCAAAACCCGACGGATGTCATGGCGTCGATTAGTTCCTTGACGCAGTTGTCGCAGTCGGGTTTAGTGGTCTTAAACTTGCCCCAATCCTTTTTAGGGCTCTTCTTATCGAAGTAAAAGATCACCGTCAGCGAGATCGGTCCCGTCGCGGGTTCCTTCGGTCGGAGGGGCTTGAGCTTGTACTCGTAAAGCTGGCGAGCCGCCTCGACTTTGCCCTTCTTAAAGTGCTGGATGTACGGGATGCGCTTGCCGTTTATGATCTTGTAACGTATACATTCCCCTTTTTGCTGGGCTGTACTCTTCGGCATGCCGTTCTCGAACCTCAGATAAAACTCGTTTTTATTCCTCATAGCGGAGCACCCCCTTCGGTAGTTCGATGTCGTCGTTTTCCTCACCTCCGAAGCCTATCCACTGACAGAACGCATCGAGGTACTCATCGAGAGCCTCGTCTTCAATCGGTTCGGCTGTCGTGATCGGTGTGACGCTCGCCCCCGGTGTTGACAGATATGCCCTTTTTACTTCGTTGATGAGCTCGGCCGTCGTCGGGTGCCACTTATTCGTCGCGATGCAATGCTGCGCCGCACGTCTCACCGTCTCGATGTCATAGTCAGCGAGGGCGACACTGTACGCCTCGGCACGGGCGAGAAGATCCTCGCGGGTTGCCTTGCGGTCCTGCGGGTATGCACTGTGTAACATGTTTACAATCTGGAGTGATTCCTCAATCTTCATTTGTTCCCCCTTTCGCGGTCCATTCTCGCCGCTTCTCTTGTGAGCTCATCCCAGTCAATAACGGGATCGGGTTGTTCTTTAGGCTGGCAATGTGTGACGGGCTTGTCTTTAACCGGGAACACTCCGCGCCATGAATTAGCGATTGATTGCTCGACGATTTCCTTGATTCCGTTCTCGTCTCCGTTCGCCAGCTTGTGAGCCTTTTTGATTACAAGCTCGAGAGCTTTATCCGTTAGCGGTGCCTTTATCGTTTTACGCATCTTTATAAAATCACGATAAACTTTTTTAAGTTCGGGACTTAACGGCTCCAATAATTCCGCAAATGGCTCCGCCTTCTTCTCTTTTATCTCGTTTTGTATATATATCTCGTCTTGTATATATATCTCGTCTTGTATAACTCGACTTTTTCCGCACTTCGGTGACGCCGCACTTCGGTGTTGCCGTAGTTCGGTTGCTCCGTAGTTCGGTTGCTCCGTAGTTCGGTTTTTGTCGACTTCGGGCGTTTCGTAGATATTCCACTCGCAGCCGCAAAAATGTCCTTGTTTATTTTTCCGTTTTTTCTGTACTAAATAGCCCGCATCTTTTAAGTCCCTCGCGAGCCTCATGATCGCCGACCTCGGGAGCCCCGTCATGCTGGCGAGCCCTCCGATGCTAAACTCCCAGTTATCCGGGAGCGAGAGAAGGAACACGAGGAACCCGCGAGCCTCGAGGGTGAGGCGTTCGTCCTTAATAGTCGACCACGCAACCCTCACAAATTCCTTTTTGTGTTCAGATCTGAAAATCATCACCGTCCTCCGTTCGTCGGATCATTTCGCTCCCGTCGTCGCCTATGATGTAATGCACTTCGCCCGCCTTCGTGACGATGATCTCGCGCCCCTTCTTCTTAAATGTTCGGAAGCTGTACGCATCACCGCCCTCGTGCGCGTTCATTCTCGTCTCGATGTAGATATGGCACCCTATGGCCTCGCCTGAGTAGTTTCGGAGGGCTCGCGCAATGTGTTCGACCGACTGCGCGATCACGGTCTCGAGCACTTTGTCCTTCATGTCTCACGCCCTCCCATAAGCCTGACGAGGTTCTTCGCGTAGTCCAGCGCATCGCGGAAGTCCTTCGCCGTGCTGTTCTTATTAAGTCCGCACGGTGCCGCGACGACCGCATTGTCGAGCCCGTTGAGGTTCATGAACTCGCGCAGCTCCGCCCTCGCCGCGTCTCTCTCGGGATCGGGCTGAGTAGCCTGAGCCTGCGGCTGAGGTGTAGGCTGGGGAACGGGTGCGGGTTTAGCCTGTGCCTGTGTGGCGCTCTGTGGTGCCTTCTCAGCCTTCGCGGCCGTTTTTGGTGTAGTTTTATTGTTTTTAACTGCGGGCGCGTCTGGGGCACTCTCAGGCGCTTCGGGGAGGTCTTCCCCTGCGTATATATACAAGCCGAGCCCGTGACGTGCCGCCGCCTTCGTGAGCGAGCGCTGGATTGTCTTGTTTACCTCGAACGATGTCACGGAAGCGAGCGGGATCGACTTGTTTCCGTTATTCATGACGGGGAGCTCTTCGATGTGCTCGATTCCGTCGACTGTGACGCCAGTCTTTACCCAGCACGTGCGGCCGTCGGTGTGATAGTTCCACCCCTGCGCGTTCTCATAGATCGTAAATGTCGCCGTCGGGTGCTTCTTCTTCAATTCCGCCCACGCATAAGGCCACGATAAATATGAGAGATTTCCCTTCTTCTCGACCTTGTCGCTGACGTCTATCTTGTAAAGTTCCTCGAAGTAATTCGGTATAATTTTTTCGTCTTTATTCGGCATAATTCTCACCGCCTTCCTTGATTTCGCTCATGTCGTTTAATATTTCGACTTCTCGCTTAAAAACTCCCGCGATTGAGTGGTAATAGCTTGCGAGTTCCTTATTGACAGCGATTAGCTCATCGAGGTCTAACTCGTGCGTGTTGTTGAAGTCTTCCGCAAGTTTGTCCTTTTTCTTCCACGCTTCGGGCGCCGCCTTGCTGTTGCTTAAAACATCGAGAGCCAGCTCAAGCGCGAGATATGTCTCAAAAAGGGCTTTGTGTTTTTCTGTCGCGTTGATTTTTTTCGCCATAAGCTCGCCCCCTTTATATGCTCCACTTGTCATGCTGTTCGTCGCTCTCATCCTCGAACCCGTCGGGGAGGATCTTCGAGCTGTATGTCGTCACGATTCCGTAAAGGTGTGAGAGTGCCTCCCAGATAGCGACACGCTCGGCGGGCGTCTGTGCCAGCCTCATAAAATAATTGACGTCGGTGTAAAAGTGCTTGCGCTTCCTTGCGAACTCATCCGCCTCCGCCTTCTTCTCTTCGGCGGTGCGCTTATAGCTCCAGTTATCCGTCGTTACTTTCGCGGGCTCGGGCTTGTTCATAGTCTCACGGACTTCTTCGACGTACTTCTCGGCGCTGGCCTTGAGCTTAATGACTGACGCATCGAAGTCAGTTTTGACCTTGTCAACCGCTTCGCGATCGGGTGCGATTACTTCCTTGTCAGCCTTGCGGACTTCTCTCTCGATCGGCGTCGTCCATGTCTTCGGGTGTGTCTCATAGCTCTCGCGCATCGTGGCGAGGATCTTCTCGGCGTCAGCTGCGGCAATGTGCTTAAACTTCTTTTTGCCGTTGATGTCCTTTATCTCGAGGCGGTTCGCGAAGTATGAGACGGTGCTCGCTGCGTTCTTAATGTCCTTATAGTGACCGGGAAACTTTCGCATCACAATCTCGCCGAGTTCTGTTAGTGTGTATGTTGCTTTTGCGCTGTTTTTTGCCATTGTCTTGTCCTCCCTTTTATCTGATTCTCAAGCTCTCGCCTGTTTCCATGTGAGCAAGGCCTTCGAGGTTCTCGCCCGCCTTCAAGTCTTCCAGCATTGCCTTTTTATTTATTGTCGGTTCCTGTGGGATGAGGTACTTCTCGGGGATGTTCTCGAGATATGGCTCGTCGAGCACAACCTTCGGCGGGTTAGCCTGTACGCTGACAGTAAACGAGCCAGCGGGGAGCTTCTTCTCGCCTGCGGTGTTCATTGCCTTCTTCATGGCTTCCTTCGCCCTGTCGACTGTGTTCTCCATAGTCTGGCGGCGTGCTTTTATGCGTGCTTCTTCAGCCTTGAGCCCTGCGATGTCGCTCTCGAGGTTCTTGATAAACTTGCAATACCCTTCGAGCTTGTCGGCGAGGTCTTCCTTCGCAACGTCGAAGGCGCCCATAAGCGCATCATCGTCGAGCGTGCCGTCTTCCATAAGTTCCCACAAGGTTGTAAATTCGTTTGTTAAGTCGTAGATATTAGCCATTTGTTAAGCCTCCCTATTTTCTTGAAGTTGCCCGCCAGTTAATAAAGCGGGTTAAATATTCGATGTCTTGCGGGGTTCTCATCGGTTCGGGTGTCATTGTTTCGACTTCGAAATGAGTGAGCCCCGTGTCCCTGTCTATCCAATCGCGACAACTGCGCCCCGCGTAGTAGTCGACGGGCTGGCGGTCTTTGACCTTTTTGCCGTTGATCCTTAACCCGAGAAGACAAAAGCCGTCGCGTTTCCGCATCTCGCTCTCGTTCTCGGCGTAATGCTTGCAAGTTCCGCAATGTAAACCCCTTGTATCAATCGCCATGTTTTCCCCCTAAATTTCAGTGATTAAAGCCTTTTTCGTGGATGTAGTTCACGAGATCGTGATATTCTTCCGACTTGAGCACGTGGAGCGCTGCGAACGCTATGCCGTTTATAGTCGTTTGAGCACGTTCGCGCTGTTCGATTGCCGTGAGCCTGTCGGCCTTAAACCAACCGCCGACAGCGGCGTCAACACTTGCACAAAAACGCTCATATACTTCGGTGTGCTTTTTATCCATACGCTCACCCCTTAAAAATTGCCCTTATAGTCGGGGATGTTCTGGGGTTCGATCGTGTTGTCGTGTATCTCGATAACTTCGACGCTCGCCTTCTTAATTGCCCGCTTCGCTTCCACTAACTCCATGCGGAGCGTCCTGTTGTGGTCTTGCAAGTTGCGGATCGTCTCGGCGTCAATCATTAGCTCGAGGATCATGCCGAAGATTAAGCCCAGCGCCAGCGCACCCACTAAATAGATAATTTGCAAAAGATTCATGTATTAGCCTCGCTTTTCTCGCACTGACTTCGTGCGTTTCATAATGTACGGCGTAAACCGGGCGCCACCCCGTCGGCCACTGTTCGACCTCGCTCATAGTTTCGACAAAACAGTCAACCCACAAACCGCGAACACCGGGCCCCGTGTCTTCCGTGATGTATAACTTTTTTTCAGTCGTCTCGGGGTTCCCGATGAGGATGATCTCGCCGAACCCGTGGACGTTCCTGTCGATCGCGCACGTCGTCGGCTCGTGCCATTCCTCCGAGTAGTGACAAGTCGCTCCGCTGGATGTTTGCCAGCTTCCGCCGCACTCTTCGGGACAATACGCCGTCACGAAATACATGCCGAGATACTCCGTTTCGATTGTCGTGTATGAGATCGGGATGTTCGCAAACGTCTCGCGGAACTCATAAACGGCGATAAGGTTCTCGGGTGTTTCCTTTTTCGGCTGCGGGATCTTCGGGACTTCGAACTTTAAGGCTCCCGCGTCCTTTTCTTTTTCCCTGTGCTCGTCTGTGACGAGGTACGTCAGCCCGTAAAACAAACAAGCCGACGCGATGAGTAAAAGCCAGTTGACCGCCTTGATCGTCTTCTCTTCATTCATGCGCTTTTTTCCTCGAACAAGTCGGCGCGGTTCTTGGCCTTGCCGAGCATTTCCTTCTCGCGTTCTGTGAAGCCTTCCCTCAAAGCCTTTTTGACGTATGACGTCGAGCGGTTGATCGTGTCGGCTATTTCCTGCGATGAGGTAAATGCCTGATATAACCGGGGGAACCTTGCCCCGCCCTGTCTCGTCGTCTTCATACCTTCGCCCCCTTCGGTTGCTTTTTAGCAACCTTCGGCGCAAAAAAATATGCGTCTATGTCGTCGACTGGGATCTCGAGCGCCTTCACCGCCTTAATAAGTGCGGAGCCCTTCCAGTCGCGGCCCTCGCTCAAGTATCTCGAGAGTGTTGATTCTTGCATCCCTATCGCTTTACAAAAAGCCTTTCGGGTGCCGTATTTTTCAACGATGCGAGCCTCGAGCTTGTCCGTCTTGTATGCCATTTAATAGTCCTCCCTTCTTTTTGATTTTTGAGTTGCTTTTTTGCAACTTTCAAATTTATCTTATCATTCGGTTGCATTTTTGCAACCCCTAATTATTGCATTTTTGCAACCGTCACAAATTTGTAATATAATGACGTTCGGGAAGGCTTAAAGGTGATTATGGAAGACTTAAAAGACAGATTAAAAAAAGCATTAAATTCGAAGGGCTGGACGGGTGCCGACCTCGCGAGAGCGAGCGGCGTCAATAAAAGCGAGGTGTCCCGTTATCTTCACGGGCAAGTGATTCCTAAACAAACTAAAATAGGGAAAATGGCGGAGGCGCTGGGCGTGTCCCCTGCGTGGCTGTTAGGGTTCGACAGTGTTCCCGAGAAGTCGCTCGAGCTTGACAAGCTGACGGAAACTAACAAGGCGAGACTATTCGCCTATTATGACGCCCTTATTGATTCGCAAGGGGGAGAAAATGGCGACGCCTAAATGGAATAAAACAAAAAAGCTGTGGATCATACAAGGCCAAAAGAACGGGATTAAAAAATCGTTTTACTCATCCACGCCCGGAACGGCTGGCAAGCGTGAAGTCGTTGCGAAATATGACGAGTGGATTGAGTTCGGTCTCGATTCCTCGATCACTGTCGCGAAGTGTGTCGAGTTGTGGCTCGAGGATATTGAGGCACGGCTCGGGCGCAGTAATACATATATGACAGCGGAACAATATACCCGTTTATATATCCTCCCAGCGCTCGGCAAGTGTAAAATGAATAAACTCACGTTGAGAGACTGGCAAGCAATATTAAACAATTCCAAACCCATTTCAAAGCACACGGCGAGCCTGTCGAGGAAAACGCTGCTAAACATGCGCGGCGTGCTCGTAGGTCTCCATAAGTTCGCATATATCAATTATTATTGTGACGAGTGGCGCGGCTCCCTATACATTCCACAAGGGCATAAAAAGGGCGAGCGTGAGATTCTCCAGCCCGAAGATATAGCGAGACTTTTTGAGCCGTCGCCCCTGTGGTACTGGCCCGCGTTCTGTGTGATGCTCTTGTGCGGCCTTCGACCGGGCGAAGCTCTGGGACTTCACGAGAAGGATATACGCGATCACGCTTTATATATTCGCCGAGCCGTGAACGATCACGGGGAAGTCACTGAAGGAAAAAATGAGAACGCCCGCCGCATCGTTCCGCTCCCGCCTATGGCTGAGAGTATCATCCGCGAGACGATAGAACGGAACCACGCCGCAAACTTCGGGACGCCGTGGGTGTTCTGTGGATATAATGGCGAGCAACCGAACCAAAACACGATGAGGAAGCACTGGAACCGATTGAAGGCCGAGAGAGATCTCCCGGGCACTGTGTACTCGCTCCGTCATACGTTCGTTAGTATTGTTTCGTCTCAGACGCATCTCGCCGAGGGCACGATCCGCCAGCTCGTCGGACACTCCGAGAGCATGGACACGTTCGGAACTTATAAGCACACCGTGAGGGGTGAGCTGGAGACGGCTGCGGATGTTATCAATTTAACCTTCGAGCGGTTGCGCGATAAAAGTCAAGTAAAAAGTCAAGTATAAAAAAAATGAAAAACCCCCGAGAGCCTTATCCTTCGGGGGTTTATTTGGCGGAGACGGAGGGATTCGAACTCACGCCCGTCAGTTCACCCGTGGACTTAAAACGCCCAAAAACCCCTAAAAACAGGCATTTTTGAAAATCACCCCGCGCGGTTGTCCGCCGTGAAAAATACAAAAGTCAAGTAAAAAGTCAAGTATAACGTGGTATAATATGACGTACTCCATGAGACACTCAAAAGAACACACCTAAAACAAAAAAAGCCCCCGGCTATTGCCGAGGGCTCTTTTTGCGATTAGGAGAATATGACCGTCAGAACTTCCGTGTTATTCGATTGTGATAACTGCGCCCTTGAGCGCTTCCCTGACTGCGTCGGGGTTGTCCGTTGTGATCTTGATGCTTAATGTGACCGTCTGGGGCTGTGGCTTGCTGTCGTTGTTGCTGTTGTTGTTCGGCTTATACTCCCAGCCGTCATAACGCGGGCGACCGAAGCCGTCAACACACGGATCGCCGTATCTGTAATAACGCTTTACAACCTTGCCGCCGTCGGCGTTGCCTTCGACTGTATAAAAACCGTTATTGTCCCAGTCTACGACAAGGCCCGTGTGTGAATAGTCGTTAAATGTGACGACGTCACCGCGCTCGGGGTTGTCCGTCCACGCGTTATTTTCCTGATAAAAGTCAGCCATATAACCGACGCCCGCAGCTGTGGAGCGGTCGGGCTGATACTGGAAAAATTCCGCATCCCATTTATCCGCTTCGATCTCGCCGTTCGCGTTCCTTGTGTTCGCATACATGCACCAAATTACGAAGATAGCACACCAATCGGCGACGCCGTTCTTCTTCGTGTTGAAGTAGTCGACCGCATCGAGTTCCGCGCTGTAAATCGTATATTTTTTATTGCTTCCTTCGGCTTCATAGCCGACTTCGTTTAATGCCGTGTTTACGACGTCCTTCGCGTATAATGAGCCCATTACTTCGCACCCCCTTCGAGTTCTTTATAATAATTTGTGTCGGAGATCTTGAGGATCGCGCCCGCCAGTGTGCCGAGGCCGCTCAATACAGCCGTGATGATTGCCGCATAGTCGCCCGTCTGGATTGCCGCGATAACACTCAATATAAAAGTGCATACCGGGGCCGCGAGCAACATGATCCACTTGAGAGTTAAATAGAATTTGTCGGGTAGTTTCATGTTTTCATTTCCTCCGTTCTGTGATTTTTAGTTGCTGGGCGATGTCGTCGAGACGGTGATGCGCTGCTTTTGTGGATTGCTCCACGACGACCATGCGCTCGATGAGGTTGTTGTGCTTCTCAACCCTCGCAGCGAGCGCCTCGATTTTCTCGTCCGTGTGCTTCATTTTCTCGTCGATTACCTTATCGTGTGAGCGGTTGGATAAAACGACAGCGATCACGGCGGGGATGCCGCCAGCGATCGCCGTGACGAGTGAGATTATTAAATCGTTCACAACCCCACCCCCTCGCTTTATGTTTCCGTGAGAGTGTACTCAATAGTCATGGCCTGCGTGCCTGTCTTCTCAACCTGTGAAGGTAAATTATATTTAGTTGTGAGCACGAGCTTCGGCGCCAGTATGTAGCGATTAGCTGACACGGATGAGGAACCCGCGCCGAGGTATGTGACGACGCTCGCAGCGTTCTCCGCTTCGTGGATTGCATAACTGGGAACCGTCTCGGCTTCGCTGAGCTGTGAGGCGCAAGTGTAGCCGACGCCGTTGTTGATTACTCGGCCCGAGTTGATAATAAGGCCGCCGCATTTCATAGAGCTCTTAAACTGCTCTTGAACTTCTTCGAATGTTATGACGCCCTGAGTGCCGCCTTGATCTGTTATATCTATAACCTTGAAGCCGTTCACGTTAAATTTTGAAATGGCACCCGTACCGCTTCCCCAGTTAACGCCCGAGGTCGTCGGCAAGTATACGATATTACCGACTTTTATGATGTTCGCATTTCTAAAACGTGAGTTATCTGTCGCGTAGGATCTGTTGGGGTATTTCTCCATGCTCATCGGTGCAAGGTCTGAGGCGTTGCTTGTGATCGTGCCCTCGCTCTCGATCGTTGCGTTCGCGAAGTCTGACACGTCAATCACGGCATACTGAACGACCTGCGCGTCGTAGGTCTGTGTGTTGTAGCCGTCCGTGATGCTTGTCGTGTTGCTGAATATCCACAATTTTTTATTATCGTGGTCGAAGTAATAACTCGGCTGATTATAAAGGAAATAGCTCGACAGTGTTACGGTGACGGTTTCCTGATAGTCGTCGAGGTTGCTCATGAGCTCCCACAAGCCGACTTTTTTATAAGGCAAGCGCGACAATATAATTGTCAAGTCCTGCGTCTTAAAGCAAGTGTGTCCGCTGTAAAACTCGGAGGGCTGGCCGATATGGAACCATAGAGAGTGATTATCGTCATACTGTGCGAAAACGTTGTTAACGTTGTTTACGGATGCGGTGACGGCTTCGAGGTTTCCGATGCTTGCGAAGGGCTGGAGCGCCTTGAACGCGTCGGAGGTGTTACCCGTGCCCGCGTTGCCTACTGCGACGTTCGTGAGGGCGATCGAGTTGATGATTCCGTTGCCCTGACTGGGTAAAAAGCTCCATGTGTATTTTAACGAGTTCGCAGTTTTAACAACTCCCGCCGGGCTTCCTCGCTTGTAGTCCTGCGCAACGATCGCAGCCGTCGCGGGTGCTGTGTCTCCAGCGTGCGCGATGAGCGGGTTGATGTCGTCTCCCTCGATGTAATACTTCGCGGGATCTGGGACCACGTTGCCGTCGATCGTGACGGTGCTGAACTGATTACGGAACGCCAGCACGCCAGCGAGCCATGTGTCAGCGAGCGGAAGCATCGCGCCGAGGTTTAACGCTGATAAGTAATTATTAGCCAGAACGTCGTCGAGGAAGTTCGTGACGATGTTGTCGCCCTCGACGATCTTCTCGCTTCCGTCGTTGATGTCGGTGAGCGTGATCTTGACGTGGCCCTTGAGCTTTTTGCGCTCAATTTTGCCGAGCTCAGCGCCCCGGACTTTGTCGGTCAATTCAATCATATTAAATTGTCTCCCTTCGTTTTTATAGCATTAAAAAAGGGAGGTAAAACCTCCCTTGTAAATCTGATTGTTGATAAATGATTAAATGTCTTTATACAAACTGTCGTTAGGCTCGCCACCATATCCGAGGTTTGCCCAATGGTACATATAATCGT